AAATATGCACAACAACCCCAACTTTAACATTTCCCAACACATTTTTAACAGTAGCCAACATAGTTTGGCACGCTATTTGCATAGGCCGTGCCAAACCTCCACGAGACACGAAAAAAAAATAACGCACCAAATTACTTTGGCACGTTATTTGCATAGGTACTGCTCTTATTTACTCTACGTAAACACCACTATTCAACAAATCGTAAATTTGTTTTTGTTCTTCTATTAGCATATTTTCTGCGCTGATAGGTTCTACATTATCAAAGCGAGAAAAACCAGTAAAACTGCCTATATTACCGCTTTTTCGGTCATTGTTCAAACCCTCACCCAAACTATTAAACCACTTTAGTAACACGTATGGTTCTATGCCGTAAAATAGTCGTTCGTTCCAATCGTCACCGCCTATCGTTTTACTCTCTGTGTTTTGTGACAGATACAAAACGTTGGTTTTAGGTTCTGTTTCTTCGACTTGAAATATAACCCCGTCACAAGATATTAACGCACTTGCGTTACCCGTCAACACGTTAATAACATATTGTAAATTTATAGTTTTACCTATGTAATCATTTGGAACATTCACAAAACCCAAGAACGGCAAAAATAATTGCACGTCACTTTCAAAATCCACGTTGTTTTTATTGTGGTTAGGTATTGTTACATCTCCAAAATCAAGTGTTATTTTATCTGTTTCGGGTTGGTAACATTTTATTTTAGTATTGTAGTTACCGCATCGTATAACATCTGTACTACTTGCTTTTATAGGTGTATATATGCGTACAATCTTGTTAACATAGTCGCCTAAATCAACATTTTCGTAAATAGCCGCGCCCGTTTCGGGGTCTGTACCCGTTACACGGAAGAAACGCTTTGTGCTAAACTCGTTTAGGTTGTCATTAGTAACTAGGTAAACATTAACCGCACCATATTTACCACCTACTACCGTCACGGGGTACGCTTCGCCCTCTATGGTGAACAAATCCCAATCACCCATAACTATTTCGCCCGTTGCTGTTAGGTTATCTTCTGAAATAGTAAGGTTTTGTGTTTTAAAGTCTAGGTGTTCGTCTTGATAAGAGAAATAAGGTGTACTTTTTGTTGCATCAAATTTAGTATTCTCATTCGCTGTTAGTGTAACTCTTAAAGTTTGCCCTACTTCTACTTCATTAGGTAGGTCACTATTAGCGGTGCAATTAGAAAGGTTTTGTGTTACTTCCACCTTTTTAACGGGGGTAGGTTGCGTGTACGCTGTACCCGTTATTGTGAAGTCTTCCCAATCACCCATAACTATTTCACCCGTTGCGGTTCTGTTATCGCTTGAAATAGTAAATTTCTTTTCTACGGGGTCTAAATTTTCATTTGTGTAAGAGAAATAAGGTGTACTTTTTGTTGCATCGAATTTAGTATTCTCATTTGCTGTTAGCGTAACTCTTAAAGTTTGCCCAACTTCTACTTCACTAGGTAGGTCAGCGTTAGCGGTGCAATTGGTTAGGGCAGTAGTTACATCCACCTTTTTAACGGGGGTGGTTTGGGTATATGCTGTACCCTTTATTACAAAATTGGAATAATCCCCCATTACTATTTCGCCCGTTGCGGTTTTACCATTTTCGGAAATAGTAAAAGGTTGCTCTTTAGTAACTGCGTTTTCATCACTATACGAAAACACGGGTACGCTTTTTGCTTTATCAAATATATGCCCCGTGTTCGCTGTTAGCGTAACGCTTAAAGTTTGCCCAACTTCTACTTCATTAGGTAGGTCACTATTAGCGGTGCAATCAGTTAGGGAAGTAGTTACCGCAACCTTTTTAACGGGGGTGGGTATAGTGTACGCTTTACCCCTTATTTGGAAATCGTCCCAATTACCCATTACTATTTCGCCCGTTGCGGTTGCTCCGTCTTCCGAAATAGTAAAATTTTTAATTATAGCGTTGTAACTCTCATCATTGTACGAAAAGTTTGGTGTACTTTTGGCTGCATCGAATTTATACCCTGCACTTGCAGTTAGTGTAACGCTCAAAGTTTTACCAACTTCTACTTGTGTGGGTAGGTCACTATTAGCGGTGCAATTAGTTAGCTTAGTAATTACGGGTATCTGTTTGCCTGGTGTCACGCCACTTTCGTAAGCGGTTGCGGTTATTTGTACATTGTGTAAACCATCGTTGAAGTAGTTATTAAAAATTGCTTTTTTCCCGTCTTCTGTAATCTTGTCGAATTTATATTCAGCGTGTGAAGCGTATTGGTCGTAAACAATACGGGGCATATTTGTCTCCTTGAAGATAAAGCCTTCATCAGCAACTACTACAACATCGGTGTTTTGTGGTACTTCTATATAATCGGGTACGGGTTTACAATGTACAAAACTACCATGTATTTGAATTTTTATAAGTGCCATATTTGTATATTTTAATTGTTAGTACCTTTCAGTGTTACCATAACAATTTGACCGTTTTCGTCTAATAGGTTTTTATTAGGAAATTCAACCTTTTCAAAATTAGGTACGCGATTATATACGTTATCCCTGTTAGATATGTAGGGGTTCGCGTTGTCTGTTTCTGTTACCCTTGCTTTTGTCTGTAAAATTGCCGTTTCATACGTTTTTAGAACGTCAACTTTTAGATAAATTTCATAGGTATAATTACCTACAAATTTAACGTCAGTAATTGAATAGAAACGCCCCAAACTATCTATTTTGCAGTAGTTAAAATTTAGCGGTGTTGTTCGTCTTACTAATAAAGTAGGGGTTAACACGTTAAAACTTTTCCGCAACTCGCAAGGTATATTAACGGGGGTGGGTAGTGTTTTATTTATTACCCTTATATCTCCATTATAGTTGTAAAAATTTACTGATACCATATTTGTAAAATTTAAAAGGGTGTAAAGTTGTTTACACCTTACACCCTTACTCACAACTCAACACAATTAAGCAACGAAGAAAACCACAAAGTTTTCGTTTGTATCGTTGAAGTAGCCAGCATCAAACTTGTAGTAGTTATTGAAAAACTCGGCCTTTGCGTTATAGTTAGTAGTTACGCGGCGGTTGAGGTTGCAGACGCCCAACGCATCGCGGTCGAACATAACACCTAACACACCGTTAATCTCAACGGGTTTGCCGCCCGTCTCCTTGATTTTGATGTGTGCCGTGCTTGCAAAATCGTACTTTGTACCGCTACCCTGCCAAAATGGGACACTTTCCGCGTTAGGCAATAGTACCTGCTCTTTGTTGTATGTATCGCTGTACAAGTAAGCACGGGCCGCCTTTTCAAAGTCAGAGAGTAACACAACGTGCAAGTTTTCGCGAGGTGTAAAACGTGGTTTGCCGCCAATATTGAAGACGCTCGAAATGCTTGCGAGTCTATCAGTGTACAAACCAATTGTGTAACTTGCAAACTTGATAAAATCGGGGTCGGTAAGTGCCTTTTCAGCCTTCAAAGTAGTGCCTTTGTTATCGTTGTACAACTTCAACAAGTTTACGCTTCGGGCGGTACTTGCGCTTGTGTAGTCTGTCGCTTTATCACCACCAAAGGCCGCGCTATCAGCTAATAAGGTTTGTGCTATCATGTTATTGATAGTACGCATAATTAACGCGTCCGTCTTAATGGTAATAGACTTTTCAACCGCGTTGTAAATCATCGAAAGAAACGCGTTAAGTTGCTCAGCGTTGCTGAAACTCTCCTTAACCTGTCGCTCGGTGATAGACACGGGTACCTCAAAAGTTACCTTAGAGTTGAAGAACTTTGCCGTAACTTGTGGCTTGTGGAATACGTCTTGCGAGTAGTCGGTGCCGTCCGTTAGTTCCCAACTCTTATTCTCTTCGGCTTCGGGTAAGTCTGCACTAATCTTTTCGAGTACAGAGCCGAACTCCCAAGCGTCCATAAGTACAGACGGGATTTTGCCTGCGTACGGGCGGTTTACAAAAACCACCTTACCAATGTGGTTAACAAGTGATTTAACGTAATTGTCCACCGCGTTTTGGTTAAACACTTCGTTACCCAAATCTACAAGGCCCGTTAAATCCTCGCTAACAAGTTCAGAATTTCCTAATACTTCTTTTGATACCGAATTTATTAGGGTAAAAATTTGTTTTACTTCCATGTTAGTAAATTAATTTAGTTATATCATTTATAATTGCAAAAATAATGCTTTTGCGCCAATTTTGCAAATTAAATTCAATTTCTTTTGTAAGTTCGTCCGTTGGTGATTTTGAGCCAAGGCCTACAACCTTTTGTGTACTCGTTACATCGTTAGTACGTGTATTGTCGTACGTGGTACTATCTTTGTCATATTCAACAAAATCTGTTTCGTTGTATGGCTTATTAGACGAAACATTTGTGTTGTTATTGTTCGCGTTTTCGGTTGTCTTATCCTCACGTGTTGTTTGTTGTTGTACGGGGTTAAGTACATCATATTGCGCATTGTAGGCACTCGCCACGCGTACCCAATTACTAACACTCAAAGCGATAACGTTTTTAATGTATTCGTTTGCGTTGGCTTGTGTTATGGTGTTTATTAACTCGCGCTCGCTGTAGTTGAGTAGTACAAGCGTATCAAGTCCCACACTATCCATATCACCGAATATTGCAGCGTATTCCGTGGGATAGTTAGCCTTGAACACCTTAGTAAATAACCCGTTTTTCGGGTCGGGGTAAAGGTCAATTATCTTCATCGTCTTCTTCCTTTTATTCCTTTTCGGTTTCCGTTTCTTTTTCCGTTTCGGTTTCCGTTTCTTTTTCCGTTTCGGTTTCCGTTTCGGTTTCCGTTACTTCTTCCTCTGTCTCTTGTTCACTATCATTTTCGCCAAGAGTAGAAGTATTATTTTTATTATCTTCATTTTCTGATGTTTCGGTTTTATTTTCTTCTTTGCGTATCGCCCAACTGCTGCCAAGTTCCACGCTAATTTCAGTGCCAAACATAGCGTTTATCTTGTCTACTGCCTTTTTGCGCTCTTGCAACATATTATCTACATAAGGGTTGAGGGCATCTACATTCATTTGCACCTCGGACGTATTCAACCGCTCGCGCTTTAAGTTGTAGTTTGCGTTTAGGCCTATTTCGTTAAACGCTGACGCCTTGAAGTATTGAAGTAGTTCAATAAGTTGCGTTATTTGGTTCGCGCTCTGCGTGGAAATGCTTTGCAAGTTCACGCCCTTGAAAAATGCGTTTTCGCCAATTACGGAAAAATCGCCTTGCATGATTTTGTTTACAAAATCGTCCGCGCTTTGCTTTGTCTTGTCATCGCTCGCACTTATTAACATGGTAATACGAGAGAGTACCGAACACGTATTTAAAGACAAAAGCGTATCAGAACACAATACACCATATTTACCAAAGATTGGTAACAGACTATTTGCGCCACTATCGTTTTTAATTAGGACGCCCTCAACGTCTATTTTGTACGACTTGTTTAGTTGCAAATAGGGGTTACTTACAATGTATTCTGTGGCTTCGTTGTACGCGTTGGGCGTACCTCCAAGGCCACCCGTAAAAGCGTACAAATCATTACCCACCTTTGTTACAAAAACGTTGCCGTTGGTCTGCAAAAGGTTTTCCAAGTTATTTTGCGGTAACGTTTCAGGCAAACCTTTGTACACAAACATTGCTTGTGTTATGGCTAACATCTTGCGAATGTAACCATTTACGCTTTTATCTTTGTTTTTTATTTGCTCTTGATACTTTAAGTATAAGTTATCTTTCTTTGCCATTTGTCAAAGTTTTTATTAAGGTGCTTAACTCGCTTAAAACTTTGGTGTTATCCTCCAAAGTAGTGCGTAAATTGTCGGTTTCTTCCTTATGCTGTTCATCGTGCTTTGTCATGTAGTAGAATACAATTAAACACATAGCGATAGGAAAACCAACGTTTGAAATCATTTGTGTAACTTGTGTAATATCCATTTTGTAAGGTTTTATTACTGCAAATGTACAGAAATTATTTTATACTTACAATGTTAGTTTTTGCAGAATTCATTAAATAATTTCGTACAATCTCGCCTACCTCGTTATTTTGGTAAAATACTTTATCAGTTGCAAAGTACCGCGCAACTTGCGTTTCTATGTATGTAGCACTACTTAGTAACTTTCTTTTGTAGTTGGGTTTTCCGTTCATCGTTAGGCTATATATTAACGCGTTGTCGGGGTCTTTTATAGGGGTGGTCTTTACGTGTATGTATGTAAAGTTTTCGTTTCCGTGCTGAATTATGTTGCCTTGCAAAATATATTCATTGAACACAATGTAATACACAAAAAGCACGTCATTTGGTTTGTACTTCGTGGGTAAATGTGGATAGGCCGCCATTTCCCATTTACCGCCCGTTATCATTTCTAGATTTTGATTATCGAAACAGAAGTATTTATTACTTGCTTTTTGCTTAACAATGGTACTGCAATACTCCACCGCTACAACCGCGCCATGTTGCCCAAACTTGTATATGTCGATAGTGCCCTGCTCCATGTTGGTAACTTGTTTAAGTCCCATTTCTGTAAAGTAGGGGCAAAACTTGTTTATTGTGTTACCAAGCATAAATACTTTAACGTTGTCGCGTTGTCGTATTATGGTGCTTAACAAGTTCATAAATAACATAAATTCATCGGGCAAATAGTACCTACGAGTTAAAAACTCATCAAAAACAATTGTTGTAACGTTGGGGTAACTGCTACTTTTCTCATGCTCTTGCTCTGACAGACAAAAGCCATAGCAAAAGGGTGTAGTTTGTGGTACATACTTCTTTTTTTCGGAGTCGTATTTTGATAAATACCATTTACCTCCAATATAAAATACCGCGTTAAATTCTCCGTTTGTTACTTCTTCTATGTAGCCATTTGCCACGTGGTTAGCAAACAGACTTTCTGCACGTTTGCCGCGTAAATCCTCGCGCCACCTACGTATATACGCCATTTGTTCACCCGTTTGTACGTAACGTTTAATACCATACGCCAAAGTAGCGTATGTTTTGCCGTTGGAACGTTCACCAAATATTATGTTATAATCTGCCTTTTTGTTTAGTATATTGGTGAGCGAGTAAAATTTTATCGTTTCTTTCTTATTTGTTTCTTTCTTCATTGTTTCAATCTTTTAATTTTATACCTTTTAGATAATTTAGATACATCACACTTAAAGATAAGTTATAACTTGTTGGCTCTAAATGTACACCCGTGTTTTCTGCAAATGTACATTTTTTACCCTTATAGTCGGTAACTTCACCCGTTATTTTGTAGTCTATGTATGTATGTATGTTTTTGCCCGTGGCTTCACACGGAAACTCAAGGTAATTTGTAAAGGCGGTAAATATGTTATCACCATACTTTTTAACAAGATAGGGTATCGCTGATTTTTTATTTACACCGCTAATTGTTAGGTTATATTCATAACTTTTGCCGCCTACATTCAGCGCGTTTTCTTCTTGTATCATGTACCGCTTTGCGCCTAACGTCTTAAAACGTTTGTATGTACCTTCATAGTCCCAAACGCCTAACGTTTTAGTAACTCCCTTAATTGTTTCGGGTTCGCATTTGGCAAAGTCTATGTTGTGATATTTACACGCTGCTTTTAATTTGTTATATACTACATTGTTGTATGTGTCAAAATACTTTTTGTGCGCTGCTGCGTTCGTTAATTTTATGCTGTCTGTGTCGCTGTAGATGTAATCTTGCTTTGCTTCATAGATTGCAGTAAATAAATTGCGCCTTGCATACGCTGTAACGAATACACCCCAAGGATAAAACAAAAAGCGGTTTTTACTTTCGTTGTACTTCTGTAGCATTTCGGCCTTTTCGCTGTCTGTCAATGTATTCTCGTCCCATTTGCCATTATATATAAATTCATCGCGCAACGGGTTAGTAACACACATACCATAGCAAGAATTTAACATCTCCTTGCTATTCAGGTACTCCACTTCTTTGCCTTGCACGCCTTTTAGTTTGGTCTTATTTTCGTAGAGGTCTAAAATGGTACGTACAAAGTCTGTTGGTAAATAGTCGGCCTTATAACAATACATTGCACCGATACGGACACCACCCCACGTGTAAAAGTTGCGTATTATGTTGTAGTCTATGTTTGTTATTGTTGTGGCTACCTTTGCAGCACAAACAAGCCGCCCGTTATTCTCCACGTGGTTTACCTTGACAAAGCATTTGCTTACACTTATAGGGTTATCTTGCAACTCTTTTGCAAATATATCGGTAAATTCAATGTCAAAGATACAAAGGTACTTACTTATGTAATATTCAAAATCTTTCATGTTTCGGGGTTGTACCATTACCCCCTTAGACATTGGGAATTTTTCCGATACCATAACATAAGGGTAACTACTCGTAAAATCGTAACTTGCAACATCTTTACATATTTCATCTATATGGTTAGCGTTACCATGAGTAAAGCCACCACTAAACGCCCTTTGCAACATATTAAACTCGTGTAGGCCGTTGATAGTTAGCGAATGTATTAAGTTTATACATTCCCAATTACGCGCGGTTTTTCCGTTCACCTTTTTGCTTAGCATTGCTTTGCGGCAATGTTTACGGACATAACCCGTTTTTGTTAGGGGCAATCTTGTTATTAACTTGTTTTGCTCCAATTGCTCTTGAATGTAGTTCATAACTACTTTTATATCATTCACACAATAAAGCATTTCTTTCGGGGTTAACTCTGTTTGTGTATGGCGTATCTGTGTATAGTCCAAATCTCCAACCATTTTTGCACACTTGTACGTTTGTAGTTGCTCGCCTAACTTTGCCAAATTATAACCGCTTAACAAGTAGCTACAACGGAACTCAATGCCTATAGTTGTAGTAGCGTATAGGGGTTTGCGTAGGTCAATGCTGAAAACCTTTTCCCATTCAAACAAAGTACGAATAAATTGAAATTCATAAGATAAATTATGAATGTACACAATTAGTTTTTTGTTAGGTGATAACTCCAAGGTTTGTGCTATCGTGTTACACATGGTTGTAAATTCTTCCCATGTGCGGCCAACTATTACGTACCCATTTATACCAAATTGCCAAACGTACATAATAGCACACTTTTCCATTTTTACACCTAATTTGGTGTACTGCTCGTATGTGTATGTATTGCCGTCTTTATCTCTGTAAAAATTGCTTACCTCAATATCAAAGGCGCAAGGGACGTTGTAAAATTTACACCCCTTATTGTTGCCTATTACGTTTTTGTCATTTACGGCCAACTGCAAAATATCTTGTATGTCGGTTGCCTTATAAATACCACTATGTTGCTCATACGTTATCTTTTTCATAATCCGAATTTATCAAAGGTATCTAGAATTGAATTTAAAGCACCTTGTAAGGTGTTGTGTACATCTTCTTCTATCTCGTTTGTCTTTTCGTTTGCCGCTTTTTCCAAATCTCGGTCTAATGCGTTTTCAAGGCTCACCGCGTCACTTTCTATTTGAGTGCTTACGTCCGCGGCTTCACTCTCCAAATCGCCCGTAAAATCTTTGTAACGCATTAAATATTTTTCAACAAAATCCGTGTCCGATATACTTTGTATCTTATCGTTTATTCTATCGGCCATTAAATTAAATTCTTCGTCAGTAAGATTGTACGCCCTTTTTAAATGCTCGTTGTATTCTCGTGTTCCACCTGCTGTACTCGTAGGCTGTTTTAAAAAGGCAACCGCTTTTGCGTATTCTCGTTTTAACTCGTCCCATGATAAATCACCCACCGCAAATTTACTGAAACCCTCAATACCTCCTTTATTCAAGGCTTTTACCGCGGGACTTAATAGGCCTTTGCTCTCAACGTTTTGGATACGTCTGTTTGCTTGATGAAACACACGCCTTATTTCTTTACGCAGTTCGGGGCTACTTTCGTAACTCTCCAAAATTTCTTTTTTGAGTTCGGCACGTTTCGTTGCGCTGAAAGTAGTATTAGCGTATTCTATTTTACCTTTTAACCTCATAATATCAAATTAAAAGGGTAGGCAGTTATTAACCACCTACCCCGTTGTGTGTCACTTACTTATCTTTAAAAGTAATAGTGTGGCAGTTACGGCCGTGGCTCTCGTACTTACGTACAATAAAACCAACTTTGCCGCCCTTGATGTCGTTTACCGCGTCCGTGTTGCTTACAATGTCATTAAATACCTTAGTTAGGTATATTGGCATATCAACGCGCTTTTTAACGTCAGACATCACCACCACGACTTTTACACCGAACTTACCACGGGTAAAGTAGAACCCGTTTAACGCGTGTACCTTATTAGGGTCAGCGTCGTATAACTCTTTAAGGCTCGTAAATTCATAGCCTTTCAAATCGAACTTAAAAGGGTTTTCTCCACCCTTATTGTACTTCTCTGCAAAACTTGACATAATTTGAAGTGTTTAATTGTTGGTTGTATGTTCGTTGCCTAATGCAATTAGGAAATTTCTAAACTTAGAAATTTTCAGAAGTGTGCGAGTGTTCGCGTTAACTTCTTTGGTGGTCATAAGTTGGCCTAATGATGTACAAGCGGTAAATATCGCTTCATCAAATGCGTTTCTTTCTTCGTTCATTTCTTTTGATACTTTAAAAGTGTGTTGTGATTGATGTAGGTTGTGTCGGTTGTGATAATGGTAGTTTTGCCGTTGACGTCTGTTTGTCGGTACATTGAGCAACTTTGCAAAGCCATGCAAAGGCCGTAAAGTATAGCGGCCAAAACAAACGTGTAAAAGAACAAAACAATAATTTCACCCACGCTCTTTAAAATCTTCTTTTTCATTTCGTTGGTTTGTTAGTGTTCCACGTGAAACATTTTGCATTGTTCCACGTGGAACGTTGTATAATAGGTTCTAAACTTGCTTAGTGAAACGCTCCATAATGAAGTCGCTAGGGGGTTGTGTCGCTCTCGTTGTTGCGAGTGTTCGCAACGTATTCTCTAAACTCGTCAACCAAACCCTTTTCAATAAGGAAGAAATAAGCCTCATTTTTGAGGTTCATTTCAAGTTGCTTTGAGTTTTCTAACGCCTGAACGTCTTTGCCAATGTTTTGAGCAAAGGCGGCTAAGTTGCTAAGAGTTGCGCAAACGCTTCTAAGTAGTTCAGAGTCGGTGCGCTTTGCTTCAAAATGCACGTTTGTGCAAGTAGTTTGCAAGATTGTTGCAAGGTCGGTGTAAAATTGTGACTTTGTTGCCATTGTATTATATGTTATTTTATACTTCTAATTATTTCAAAAGCACCTTTTATTGTGGTGTCTTTTGTTATGCCGTATTTCTTTAACGGCCTTAACTCTTTAGTTGTGAGATAGAGACCAACGAAACCTCGCCACTCGTTAAACTCACCTATGTTTTTATTTTCTGAATGATTTCCATTTGTTTTATTTTTTGATATTGCAAAGGTAGTTACTTTGTGTACTATATGCAAATTTTTAGTCTTAATAAATCTTAAAAGATTATTTTTTGTTTTGTTGCTATGCAAATAGCTTGCCAAAATCGCTTTTTCGTAGGTGCTTTTTCTTGTGATTTTGGAGGTTTGGCACGGCCTATGCAAATAGCGTGCCAAACTATGTTGGCTACTGTTAAAAATGTGTTGGGAAATGTTAAAATTGGGGTCGT